GTAGAAGAGAAATTATAAGTGAAAGAAAAAAAGAGTTCCGGAAAAAATATGGAAATCTTCCTGATGGAAAACACACTTTTAAAGAAGGTAAACTCGTTTCAAGTGACAGTAGTAAAGGAAATATATTTAGAGACGGTATTAAATCAATGTTAGAAAAACCTGATGTAGCCACATCTGATACAGAATACAGAAAAAATGAATTAGACGAATTAATAAAATTCAAAGAAAGAGAAGGAATAACCGGTGATAGAATATCTGGCGAACAATACAGTAAATTTGTACGTCAACAAGAAAAACGTAATAGTTTGCTTTCAGATACTGTAGAAAATGAAATATTAAAAGAAAATAAACAACAAGGGCAAAGTGCCCCCGTTGTTGTAAATAATGTAAGTAAATCAGAAAAAACTACATTTACTCCTTTGGCTACAGATCCAAGACCTAGAAATAATTCTTTCGAAAGAAAAATTGATTCTGTTTTTTCTTCAGATTTTTAGTCTTCGTTAGCTAACTTAGCAAAATAACTTAATGAATCATCTTGATCTTCTTCAACCTTTGGTGTAGGTTTAGAAACAGGTACTGCAGCAGGCTTAGGTCGATCTAAGTCAACATCTTCAGCCTTTCTTAAACTAGCACTAGAGGCAGTCAGAACCATCTCTAACTTCTTTTTAAGATCATCATAACTTTTAAAGTTCTTGGGATCAGTAAACTCAACTAACGAGTGTTGGTTATTCCAAGCAGTTTCTAACTCCTCATCATCTTCCATTAACTTACTAATAGAATCAAACTCAGACTTATCGTAGTTGCGATAACCTTCAACATTCCGAATCTTTAGTTTAAAGTTAGCACCCTTCCAAAAGTCAAATGGGTTTACTGGATCTTCATCTTCAAACTGAGGTTGCATAACGTCTTTAATCTTATCAAAGATTTTTTTACCATACTTGTAAAGAAATGGTTTACCTTCATTCTGTGGATTAGAAGGATCCTTGACAACCACAATATTAGAAATGTATGTAAGTTTACGTTTCTGTCTACGAGCTGTCTCTTTATCTTTCTCTTCGCCAGTATGCCATAGTTCTGTGTTTAACTCAGAAACAGGATCTGGTTTATTAAGTGTAGTTAAAGAATTTTCTATATACCACTTACCTGTTGAAGGACTTTGAAAAGCATGATGCCATACACGTGCCCATGGTAGCTCTTCACCTTTTGAAGGTGGTAGAAATCTAATAACAGCATAGCCGTTGCCAGACTTATCTACTTCAGGTTGCCAGAAGCGCTCATCTTTTTGTCTGCCTTCTGTAGAGGGTGTGTTAATCTTTTCAACTTCTTGCATTAAGTCATCAAAATTACCACGATTCTTTTTTAAAGCACTAAAATCTAAAGCCATATGTATCTCCGTATAAATTGTATATTATTGTATTGTTTAATTGTATAATAATATTATTAAAACTTCAAGTGTTACTCATTATTTATTGGAATCAACAGCAACAAACGGCCATTGAACCATCCTACGAGACATTTCATTTTGTATGTGTGCCATTTTTGTTAACACACGCTGAGTGTCTTTTATTTGGCTATTTAACAAGTATAAATTTTCTTGTGCAATTTCCAAATTCTTTTCTAACTGTTTCATCTTTAGGTTAGTTTGATCTAAGTCTTTCTCTGAGGATTCTGACATACTTTTCTTTTTCTATTTTTAAAAATGGTTGATACTTCTTAATTATTCTTGAAACATCAGGCCATACTAAATCAGTTTTTAATTTTTCATCTAATCTATCAGTATAGTTATTTATGTTATTTAAAATAACTAGGGTTTCTATTGATATATGTTTACCTAGATACATACGTAATATTATAGGATGGTTTGTGTCAGAATAAAACACATTATCAAATTTAAAATTATTTTTTTCACAGTTAAATATTATCTTATCTATGTCATTCTTAAATGTATATGACATAGCTTCCATTCTTCTTTTCCAGTCAAAATAGTTATGTTTTGCTTCTGTATCAAACACACCACCCCATCTATCTCCAGAAACAAAATTAGCTACTAAAAAATCTATAACTTCTTTTTCATTGTACTTATCAGCTATTTTTCTTATGTTTAGTAAATCATTTCTTTTAAAGAATGATTGTTTTGTTGCTCTCACTCTACCTCTTTGTTTTATAGCATCATACTTATCTGTCGTGAAATGTAATTTCAGTGCTAAGTAAGATCTATAAACGTCAAATGCTTCCATACATATCATACCGGTAATTTTCCTTTGGGTCTCATCATGTTTGATTCTTCTGCTTCAAGTTGTATTTTCTCTTTTAATGAAGGAGTAACTAAGTTTCCTATATTTTCAATATCAACACTATTATGATAACAATAATCTATAATAGCATCCATGTAACCAAGTCTTTCCTTAGAAACTCTTTCTTCAATGTAAAGTGAAAATTCTGTAGGCGACCTAAATCTTTTTGTTATCAATATACTATCATTAAATTCAGTCATTTAAATGATACCATATGTTCGTAGCATAATTAAGGAAGTATTGATGGCCACACAAGTAACTGAAAAAGCACTAATTGTCAAACAAACTTTCTGATACATAATTATATCCTAATTTTAAATTATAATTTTAAATTATTCCATATGTGCGCAACATAATTAAAGTTGTGCTAGTTGCTATTGTACTTATTGCCATTGTATGAATAATCTGACAAATTTTATCTCGCATATCTCTCCTTAATTAATCCAGGTCTTTGGGTAATAAGGAAAACCTGGAAACCCCACCTAGCTTTAAGCCGCTAGGGCAAAGACATCGTCGTTTGCGTTTACTTCGGTTGCTCGATTTACGGTCGTCGCCTACCGGATCGTCCATCTTTCTATTCATTGCCCCGTCGAAACCAGGACACCCCCATTTATCTTATATAATTAGGATTTAATACATCTTCGAGTATAACTACATGTTCTCTATTCTTCAAATGTTGTTCTTTTATATCGTCTTTAGATTGACCGTGATAATCTACCGCATGATGATTCTTTATCATCATTTCATCAAGCCTTTGATTATCATAATCGGGCAATACAAATACACCTAAGATTCTACCGTATTTTCCAACACCATCTTTCATGGTTCTAAGTGTTTGAGTAGAATCCAAAGGCATAGTATCTTTCACAAACTTTTTCGAAGCAAGACCATATTTTTTTTCTTCTTTATCACTTGTTCTGGATTCAGGAGCATCTATACCATAAAGACGCACTCTTTCATTTCTCATCCATACTCCAAAACCAAGGTCAATATCAACATCAACTGTATCACCATCAACTACTTTTACTATTTTACAATTATACTCGTACATAACTTTCCTAATTGGTGGAGGTGAGGGGAATCGAACCCCTGTCCGAAACAGCTTTCAATCGACTTCATACGATCATATTTTATATTATCTCATATTTAAAAATAATTAACAACCGTGACTTTCTCGATATTGTTCACGTAAATCTATAAATTCATCAATATAATGATCACGTTTTTCTTCAAATATTACACAACCTTCGTGAGCTACAGCCATAATTATTAAAAGATTAGACACTGGAACTTTTGTTCTTTCTTCAAATGCAACAGCATAAGCAGCAGTTTGCATAAAGTAATTTTTTATTTGATTTTTTGTTTTTAGTTTAGATGAAGTTTTAAAATCAATAATACATAATTTACCTTTATACTCACCCACACAATCGACTGTTCCAGCAACTTCTAAATGGTCAGAATATAGCTTACTTTCTAAACCATGTATATTATCTATGCAATCCAACTCTGGCTTGATTGAATGCCACATTTCAAGGTCAAAGTCTTTCTTACGGAATTCTTTGTTCGATAAGTAGTCTTCACATAAGTGATGCACTCTTGTTCCTTGCTTTGAGGCTTTAGCTGTGATTGCAGCTGCCTTTTCTTTACCAATCCTTTCTCGCCATGCTTGTATTGCTTTTTTGGCAAGTTGACCGGTAATCGAAGTGACGGATGGATAGGCTTTACCTGACGGAGTCCTGTATAACCTTGCACCATTATCGTTAAATCGTTTAATTGTGGGAAATTCATGATGTATATGGTTGAACACTAAGCAATTAATCCTAATTTATAAACTGTTCTCCCGTTCTCCTTTAAAGCTGTCATTATCTTCTTATCGTTGTCATCTATATTATATGATACATGAACCCACCCAGAGTCACCAACACCTGGTGTGTAAAATTCTAATATTAATTGACGAAATTCACAATTATCTTTAATCCATTCAGCTATTACAGAATTATCAACACCAGCTATTTCTATATCTGCTGCCATTCCTTTGCAATGATCAGAAGTTCCTGATCCACCTATAGCTTTATTAAGTTTACTGCTTCTAAAACCAGAATTAATACTTACAGGTTTACCAAAGTGATCTCTTACTGGTTGTAGCACATATTTACATAACAATCTTAAATTGTCTATTTCACTATTGCCTGGGTCATTATCTATCCCACGACGAAGAGCTGTTTGGCTCTTCGTCAACTCATTAAGAGAAAAGTTTTTAGTTAGTTTCATACATATCCTCGTAACAGTTTCTAGCAACAATATATTGCTTAACAAGTTCTGATCTAACAATATCTTCATTATAGAACTCTACTGATTTTGCATGTTGCATCATATCTGCATTTTCAAACCTGATTGTTCGTGTTTCTTATATAGGTCAGTTTGTCTAAAATCACCACAAAATATAATTTTTGATTTTTGACCAACTCTTGTCATAATACTATTTAATTCCATGTCTGTCATGTTTTGACATTCATCAACTAATATGATTGAATCATCTAAAGTTATGCCTCTTACAAATGATGTATTCATAAAACTTATATTATGTTGTTCAGTTAATCTTTGATAAGCATCTCTTT